ATGTGGCATCTGTGGAGGCGAAGGTGGTAGCTCAGAGGCTGGAGTTGTCACGAGCTGGTGAGGCTAACCAGGCATGGGCAGAGCGCTTCACGCTGCAGTCACAGCTTGCAACGCGTGACCATCAGCTGGCAGATAGCCAGGCAGAAGCGGCGCAGAAGCGCACCGAGACCATCATCAAGCGTGAGGTGATTTACCGTGACAGAATCAAAGATGTGGCTGTGCGTGATTGCGTGGCTAATAGCGGGTTGCTCGACATCTACGACGCAACCATCGGGCTGTCAGATACCGCCGAGTGACCTGATGACGCATCCGGTTGTGCTGATGCGGATTGGCGGCGACCCTGATCGAGCGCCTGGCGTGATGAAACATAACGCTGAGGCGCTGTTGAGTGACCGTGACAAGTTGATCCGCTGGCAGAAGTGGTATGAAAAGCCCCTCAAGTGAGGGGCTTTGTTTTAATATCGCTTGATCTCAACTCCTTGCAGGATGATGTTAGTTGTCCCTGCCGGGACATTATACGCAGATATATTACCATCAGGTGCCACTACTATAGTGCATGACCCTATCGGGCCAGCGCCGCTTTGGCACGGAGTCGTGAAGTACAAGTATGCGCCAACAGGTGCTAACTCTTTATCAAGCTTAATTATTGCAGTGCCATTAGCCGGAACTGAAGGAATTTCAATGCCACCGGTAAACATGGTAGACCCATCACGTATTGACACGCCTACTGTTAATGTTGATGAGGCTGTTGTAAATGCGGTTTTCCATCGTGATGGTATTTGAGATGGCACTGACTCACTCGCCACACCGCGTCTGTTTATTGCCCCCAGAATTGATTTTGCATTGCCAAGACCCATCATCATGCGCCCATACGCTGTCGGATGAATATTATCCATCATGACAGGATCAGCTCCATCAGTGTCCAACCACACAGCACCAACAGACCCTTCGTGCTTTATTGACTGCGTGCTGATAAGACATGATTTTTCCGCCATTTTCAATATCAGAGCCGCTCGGTATGGCGCTGCAAGATCAGAGTTTACTGTGTTTTGCCCACGCTGGCCGTATGGTGCTGCCTCGCTTTGTGGGTACCAGCTCGTTGGCATTGATGCTATGAGTCGGACATTATTAGCTATGCACTTGTCAGCTATAGCCCCCATATTTGCTGCAAACGTGGATACTGCCGTTCCGGTTTGGACATCGTTAACCCCGAGCGCGGCGATGCAGAAATCATAGCCATTAATATCCTCAGCGTTAAACCTAGCTAACTGTTGCGCTGACGTTTCACCACCGACAGCCATGTTTTTCATGTATTGTACTTGGCATCCGGCTGAAGCTAAAAACTGGCGCATGTAGTCAATCTGGCTTCCCTGCGCAATATCAGGTTGAGATGTTGAATCACCAAGCGCGATTATTCTAAGGGGTCTAGATCCTACGCTTTTGCATCCTTTTATTTTTGACACCCCACTGTAAACCACATTATCAGTATTCCCCCTATTGCCGAAAATAACGGCTGTTATAGGGTCTTTTGCATCGTGAGTGTATAGATGCACTCCGTTTACTAGCACTGAAAATGTTGATTCACCACTTACAACTACCGACATTAACCCAGAGTTAAATCTGTTTCGTAATTTATCTGTCGGCTCTGCTTTGAATATACCTTGAATATTTCCATTATCGTTTATCAGTGTTGACCCAGTTCCTGAGTCGCATTCTACTGTGACAACTTTATTCACAGTTAGAACTCCAATCACTCCGACACCACCAGCTGACGTGTAGCAAAACACCTCTTCGCCAATTTTTGATGGCACGGCAAAACATAGTCTGTCGGTTGCAACCGAATGCGGAACGGTGATGGTTGACGCTGTTTTGGTTATCGATATTTCAGATCGTGAAGTTCCAGTTATGTTGTAGCCAGTGACGTTGGTCATATCTACTGTCGATGGCACCTCACAAGCTCCGTCACCCTGTCCAAGCCCTGGAAATAACTCGGATGGCTTTTTAAACTGAACTGGCGATAATGGGGAATCATATTCAACCGTTGCGTTGTCTACTCTCACTATTAATTCGCGATTGCATTTAACCCCTCTGGAGAAAATTCGCAATCCTGAGTCAACAACGAAAGAAACACCTTCATCGATAACCAGTTCTATTCCTGGAATATCAGATACCCAACCATCAGTTCCGGCGATTTGATACACGCCAGTCCCTCGGAACGGGAATCGCATCTCTTTAACGCCATTGTCTAAACAAAATTGGGTATACATTGACAATGGGGCGAGGTTATTTGTGCCAGATGTACCATCCCAATCGTCCTTCCCGCCAAAATCTCTTATTGTTTTGGCATCCTGATTTCGGTCTGACTGAGATCTGATAACTTCCCCAGATTCTGGCCCTTTCCCTGCTACTAAATCAGTCCCGCCGTCATCGGCCAGCTCACCACGCAGCTCCACATCAGTTCGCGGCACATATCCGCTGCCAACTGCTGTCGGGTCAGCGCCTGGCGCTACTGTATGCGGAAGATTTCCTCCAAATGAATACCAGTTATCATCCCCTGCTGGCGCTGGGTTGTAGATGCACTTATCTGCATCAGCCAAGCCAAGAGTCCCGCCGGTTACGAAATTGAATGATGCAGGCTTAAATCCGACATCACGCAAAACCTTTGGCAGCGTTGTTTGTACTTGTCCGGTTACGGCATTTGTTGCCGTGTCAATGTTGACGCCACTAGCAAAACCACCAGCTTTACCAGTGATAACCTCACTGTGAAATGTGTCGTGCTTCTTTGCTGCTTCCAAGTCTGTAATTGTCAGTACATCAGTCATGCTTGCCCCTTAGTTGTCAAAGCCACCATCAAACCCATTACTAAACGCGCCGCCGCCAGTGCTAACGCCGTCATATAAAAACACGTCTTGGTGATAGTTTACCCCTGTTATCTTCACTGTGCGATCTGTCTGCGGGTCTACCTGAGTTGGAATAATCATCTGCGCCAGATGCCGCGCTTCATTTCCAAAGCTGAACTCTGTCTTTACCGCGCTGTTGCCAGTGTAAATAGCCTCCAATGGAGCGGAAACCATCAGCACAGTGCGAGCGTTTGAACCTGGCTCAACACGCACCGACTCAACAGACCCGTCACGCCGCTTTAGCTGCAGATAGTGATCGTCTCCGGCGGTGAATTTCACCTCTTGCGATAGCGTCAGAGTAAGCCCATTTTGCGCCACAACATAGCCATCATATGTTGCCACGCGAGCGCATTTCACTACGCTGACTGCCTGCCCAACTACCGCATAAACGCCTTCTGCTGTGGTTGTAAACTCCACACTGATTCGCTGGAGCTGGTCTTTCTGATATGCCCTGTGCGCCAACCAGCTCGCCTGCTGATAGTTGCGAACGCCTTTCGAGTCAATCTTGTTTGGATTGGCACCACCGCCTTCCGGTATTGTGATGGTTTCTCGGATGTTTGTTTTGGGGTCTGTCCATGTGTATTCCACGGAGTCAAATCCTTCCGGGTGCAGTGTGCGCATCCACTTTTCATCGCCAATCTTTGAGCGGTGAGTAAACACCATTGCTGGCCCTGATGCTGGGCGCTCGAAAAACAGAGTGATATCCTGATTGTCTCGGTAAACAGTGCAGAAAACCGCATCTGCTATCGTCTGGCAAATGTCCTGAGCTGTGGCCTTTGAGTCGTCGAGTGTGTAGCAGAATTGGCCAGCCTGTACGGTTCCGAAATATGCCTCTATCTCACTTTGCACGGATAGCAGCTTATCCATGCAGGATGTGGACAGGCTCTGATTGCCGATAAGCGGATCGCGCATCAGGCGGATTAGCGATTGGGCTGCCTGTGTGTTTGCTGAGCGGACGGTATCGAACACCCCTCCCCCAAGGTATTTAAACAGCATCTCTGTGGCGACAACTTTGAGCTGTGGCTCCTTGATTGATGTAGCCTGTATCGTGGCCTTGCGCTGCGTGTGGATCGTCGTCATGTCGCCATAGTGAGGCGTGGCATCTCGTATCTGCGCATAAAGGTCTCGGTATTTCAGCTCGTCAATTACGGTTCCGTTGTATCCGGTATCCTGATCGCTTGAGCGGCGAGCACGAACCCGCACAGCTGAAGGAGTTGGCAAGGTGATGTCGATGGTGATTCCAACCTCTACCTGGCTTTTGTCTGTAAGCGCCTTGTTTGCCGGAGTGATTGGCCCAATGGGGTTTCCGTTGTCATCAAGCAGCTGCCACTGAGCCTCAACTGATGCGGATGTTGAATTGATGCTGGCCCCGTCTGATGGGGTGCGGTACATGCCGCGCGGGGCTGTGATGTTCAGCAATAGGCGCTCTGGCTTAAGAGTGCGAATTGACACCCAGTCAGAAAATCCAATGGCTGCAGAATCCTGCGGCTTTACCCTGGCGTTGTCGTCCGCCTTCATTGTTGACGTTCCGGCTGGCATCTTCTGCCACTGTGCTAGCTGTGGTGTGGCGTCAATGGTCAGGCTATTTGATGTGGATGCCA